ATTGTAGTACAACGCCCGATCCGCCGCCATCGACAACGCCACCGCCCCACCCACCTGCATCCGGGGCGACCGGGGCACAATGCGGATCCCGTCCTGACCCCGTTTCTCCACGTCGGCGGCGTCTATGTGCTGGGCGAGTAACGGATTGCCGTCATGACTCACCCGGCGACCCAGCACCAGGTCCTGGAGGCGCTTATCCGCCCGCACGCGCTCACTCTCCGCCTTGAACTCGCGGAAGTGGGCCACGCCCTGCCGGCGTAGCCGCTGGGCCAGGTCGTGGAGCTGCGACCGCAGATAGGCCACCTCCACCACCGAGTGCCGGCCACAAAAGGCCGTGATCTCGTTCTCGATAGATTGATAATCCAGCAACTGGCCCTCGGCCGGCTGCCAGATGCCGCAGAACCGCACGGCCACATTCTTGGGATCCGACCAGTGCCGGCTCACGGCCACCGCCGCAAAACAGGCGTCCGTCGTCGGCTCCTCCCCTTTGCCCGAGTACAAGGCCAGCACCACCGGCATCCCACTGTCCAGCTCGGGCACCTGCTCGGCACACGCCCACCACCAGTCCATCTGTACGTACTTCATGCTCTTGGTCCCGGCCAGCTTGTTGAACCCGCCGGCTGTGGCGTCGGCCTGGTCCCGGAACTTGCCGAACGGCACGGCGCACAACTCCTCGATAAAGGCCCCGTTCCACGGACCCCGCACCAGCCGCACGTTGCCGGCCTCGGCCTGGACGGCGAACGGCTCCAATCGCACGTCCTTGTCCCCCGTGACCCGGTCAGGCTGGGCGCGAAAGCCGGCCAGGTTGCGCACCGTGGCCTCGGCGCTCTCCTTGCCGCCGCTGCCCGGCTCCTGCTCGAACCAGATGGGCGGGCCGGGGTGGGCGATGGTATAGTGGGTGCCTGCCTCGTCCCACTCCAACGTGGCCTCGGTCTCGGCCACCTGGTGGATGGTCGATTCCCGCTCCAGCGCCGACCACTGGCCGCGGATCACGTCCATGATGTAGTAACGGCCACTCTCGCACGGGCCGCCCAGCTTGACGCCCGAGGTGTAGGCACCGCCGCCCTCTGCTTCTGCCGTCCCCGCTTTGTCCCAGTACCAGACGGTCTCGACGGCAGCCGGGGCGGCGTCGACGATCTGGAGCCACTGGCGCTTGATGCGGTTGCCCTCGGGTAGGGTAGGACAGCCCATATACTCAGCCTCCCAACCCAGGATGCCCACGTCCCGCTTGAGCATCTCCAGCGCACCCACCGAAAAGCGGGACGGCGTCAATGCCTCCCCCGGCTCCCGGTCCAGCGGGTCAGGCAGGCCGGCTCCTAACCCCAGTTTCTCGTTGCGCTTGTCCCGGTCCTCCTGGGTCTCCCCCACCGCCGGCAGCCTGAGAACCTCCCACTCACTGCCCTGGTCCACCAACAGCCGGCCGCAGATGTCATCTTCATTCCAGCGTGTCATGATTATGACAATCGCCCCACCCTCCCACACTCGGGTGCGGAAGGTGGTGCGGTACCACTCCCAGATATTCTTGCGGATGGTCTCACTCTGCGCCTGCGCCCAGTTCTCGAATGGATCGTCTATCAAACCCAAAACCGCTGGATTGCCCGTGATCGGGCCACCGACGCCGGCGGCCAGCAATCCGCCCCGGTTGGGATAGGCCAACTCCCAATGGTCCACGGCCCGGCTAGCCCGGTCGGTCTTGATCTCGGGGAACAGTTCGGCGTACTCCTGGGACTCGATGATGGCCCGCGCCTGGCGGCTCTTGTTATGGGCCAGGCTGGCGCCATAGCTGCACAGGATGATCGGGTCGTTGGGCCGCTTGGCCATCCAGAAGGCCGGCAGCCGCACAGAGGCCAATTCCGATTTGCCACTCTGTGGCGGGGCAAAGATCATCAGCCGCTTGCATTTGCCCTGGACTACCTCGTCCAGCTTGGCCGCAATCAGTCGGTGTGCTGGGTCGGGCTTGTACATCCCAAAGGTGTAGGTGGTAAAGTCCAGCAGGTTCTTGCGGGCCGCGTCCCGGCGCCGTTTATTCAGTTCCTCCCTGGCCGCCTCCCTCAGTGCCCTCGTCATCTCCGCCGTGGGCGAGTAGTTGGAGGACCTCAGTAGGGAGCTGCTCAAGGTCAAAGCTGATGTGCTGTGCACGTTCGCTCGTTTCCTGTACGACCGACTTGGTGGCCGTATCGTCCAACCGGTCGAGGATGCCCATGGCCGCCTTCTGCCGGTCCACGTTCAGCGGGCTGGCAATACGGCCCACGGCCTCGACCAGCATCCCGTAGGTATCGGGCGTCCAGTCGTGCTCCAAGGCCCGGCTCAGAGGCGCCAATGCCTGGGACAGCAATGTGTCGCCCAGCATCCGGGCCACCTGGGCCACCCGTAGGTCGTTGCCCTGTTTGATGGCCGTGTCCATGGCGTGCCCCAGGGCCTCGACGGCCACCAGGTCACCGGTCACCTGCCGTTCCAATTCGCGGGCGCTGGGACCGGCGGCCCGACCCAGGACCATCAGGCCCTCCGAGGTGCCGGCTTCCATGAGCCAGGCCCGATAGTCACGGCGGGCCAGTTTCAGGGCCGTGGTAAAGTTCGGATTGTCCACCCATCCTGGCTGGCTCTTTTTGCTCTTGCCGCCCTTGGCCCAGCGGCCATAGTAGGTGGTCTTGGCACACGGCCTGTCGGCACTGAGCAATAGCGACGTGAGGCTGCGACCGTCCAATTCGGCCTGGACGATCTTGATCACGCCGGCCCACTGTTGGCCCGTGAGCCGGGGGGTGATCTCCTTCAGTTCGTCGCTCATCCACTGTTCGATCATCGTTCACCGTACATAGGGTGCAAAAAGGCTGTGATCCGTCACGTTCCGCTTTTATAGCGGGGTTGGGCCTGGGTGGCGTGGTGTGTGGGTGCTATGCGAAGGCACCTATGCCCACCTGGGCGGTCCTTCTCCCCACCCCGGCCATTCCCCCTTGACAAAACCCTGACTATAGGGTATAATATATCCAACTAACAAAAGGAGTGTGTCAATGTCCGTAACCGACCAGTTCAACGAGTTGTCCCGCCAGTACGTGCGGGATACGTTCGGCATCGTCCAGTGCGAGGGCTGCGCCCATCGCATCGAGCCCAACCGCTGCACCGCCTTCCCCGACGGTATCCCGGGCGCCATCACCTCGGATCGCCACGACCACCGCCAGCCCTACGCCGGCGACGGCGGCATCCGCTACCAGGAACGGCTGTACTCCACCGCCGAGGCCGCCGAATACCTGGGCCTGTCGGTCAGTGCCGTCAAGTACCACGTCCACGTCGCCGGCAATCTCCGGCCTCGTAAAATAGGCGGTCACCTGGTGTTCACGTTGGCCCATCTCGAACACTTTCTCGATACCCGCCGTGGGCCGGGGCGGCCAAAAAGTAAATAGACTCACTTCCCAAACGCCGCACTCACGGCCTTTTGCCCGAACAACGCCCCCACCGCCTGCCGGGCCACTGCCTCATCCACCCGCTCGTAAGACTCCGAGCCGCCGATCCCCGTCGCCGCCAGCAAGTTGGCATTGTGCACCCACTTGCGACCGTCGAACCGCTCGGTCTTGACCTCCGGCCCCTGAACCCAGCGACTCACCGACAGCGCCTCGCCCTCGTGGCCGGGGTCATCCCGCACCAACACAAAATACCGTGTCCCGTTGCTCACATCGTCCTCCCCGGCAACTGCTGCCAATTCCGCGGCTTGGGCACCTGGCCCCACAGGTCGACCATCTGTTGCGTCAGTTTGCTGTACTCTGGCCCTGGTGGCAGGACACGGGCCTTTTCATAGAGGGCGTGGGACTTTTCCTTGGTCTGGATACTCTGGGGTGTGTGGAATTGCAGCTCGATCTTGAACCCTTTGTCGTTGACGAATACGCAGTTGTAGCCGTCGTAGGCATCGCCCGGCTTCCAATAGTTCTTGAACTGGTGGTCGTACTGCTCCCAGCCCTGGTCCTTGAGCGACTGTTGGACCGCCGTCGCGCCTTTCAAGTAGTTGTCATTGTCAAACAGGGCCGTGTACCGCACCGCATCCCGGATCTGGGTCCGGCCCACCTCCTCGGGCGACATACCGGTCTCCTGGACCACCGACTTGATCTTGCGCGTCAACGAGCCCTCCCCCTTGACCCGGTACTCCAACCCGTACATCTGGCCACCGTGAGCCGACACGGCCCCCGTCACCGCCCGGGTCACGGCCGGCTCGATCTTGCGTGCCTCGGCCAAGATGCCCTGAGCCACGGCCCTGGGACTACCGTTACCCGTGCCCGATGTACCTCCCCCACTCCCCGATGTCCACCGCCCCCCGCCCGACTGCCCCGCAGGGACCCGGGGTTGGCCAGGGTTGTATTTACGCTGCCCTGTCTCCACCTCCAGCACCCACTCGTACCCGGTGAATCCACTCACCGCCTCCCCCTCCTCATGCGCCCATCCCGCACCCACAGCCGCGGGTCCGCACCCCACACCGTCACCCCGTCCAACGGCGCATCCACCACCCCCAACCGCACGGCCAACCCGTACCCCAGATCCACCGCAAACCCCCGCCGCCGCAACATGGCCACATGCTGCCCGGCCGCACAGTCGCAGACGTGGACCGGGCCAACGATACCCCTACCCGGTACACCTAGCCATACCCGCTCGTCCAGCCGGCCACAGTCCAGCAGCGCCACCCGGCCCACGCACTCGGGGCAGGGCGTGATATGCCCCCAGCGCAAGCGGTTGGCCTCGACGGTGTCCATGGTCGTGGGTGAGTATCTAGTGGCCAGACCGGTGGCGATGAGCAGGGTCGTCGTCAGGGCTTCGGTCATGCCACCCCCTCCAACTCCCCCACCGGCCGCAACGCCGACTGGGGCACGAACCAGGCCGGCCTGTGACCGTTGGGGTCCCGCCAGAACGCATCCTGCCGGGCGTCGTCCCCCCGCAACCAGCCCCGCAACACAAACAACGGCGCCTGGCCCGTCACCAGCAGGAACCGCTCGTGGCCCTTGTCCTCGGGCCGCACGATGAGACAGCCGCCGTCCCGGTCGGTATGCCGCACCTGCAGGCCCTCGACCCCCTCCCCCACATCGGGCAGCTTGAACGTATTCACCGACCCGCTCCAGTACAGGTTCAGGGCCTTGGCCGCCGCCATCTCGGCACAGGCCGCCTCAATGTCGATCTGCCAGCCAAACGAGCCGTTGCCCACTTTGTTGGTCTCCGCACTGCCCCACGACTCCAGCCGCCGGCGCACGCCGACCAGGGCCGCGGCCAGGACCTCAAAGCGGGTCAAACGCACCAGCACGCCTATTCCCCCTGTGCCACCAGATACCGGGCCGCCTGCTCCACCCGCAAGGCCAGCTCGGGCCGGCCTACGGCGGCCAATACGTGCAGTTTCAGGTCGGTGGGCTGACCGCCGCGCCCGACCTCGTAGATCAACGCCTCGGCAATGGCCGGGTGCGTCTGCTCCAGCCAGTCCCAGGATACCGACGCCAACGCCGCGTCGAGTGCCTCAAATCGCTTTTTCATTGTTTCCCCCCTGCCAACAAAGCGCCACCTTGACCACCACCTCGGCGGCCAGCTCCGGCCCCAGGCCGTCGACGCCGGTCTCCAGCCAGGACCCCAGCAGTTGCATCCCCGGCGGCAACAGCGCCCAGGCCGCGTCCCAACCTTGGGCCTGGGCCAGCAGCTTCAGCGCCGCCAGCACCTCACCCGCCGTCGGGCTCTTGTTCGCCTGGTCACCGTTCATCCCCCCTGATCCATTCCCAAAACAATTCACGACAAAACCTTGACAATATCTCCGGTTTATGGTATAATTCCCCTAACAAGCCGGCCCTGCGGGTTGGTCGACGGGCCTGAGATACCGTGCATCGACCGGTTCTACATCAGGAGACGTCCTGGATGGGGTTGGCCCTCTAGCCGAAAGGTCGGAGGGTGCGCGCCAGCACCATCGTGGAGCGGCAGGTCGACGAATGCGGACCCGGCGGCCCGGCTCTGTTACTCAGGGTGGTCCGCGCCCCTCGGCGTCCGCCTGCCCGGCTCCCTCCGTGGCTCCGTCCTCGCCCGTGTACCAGTAGGCGATCACCAGTCGCTTGGAGCGAGGGTCGTAGCGTTTGTCATCCTTCTCCGTCCTGGCCAGCACCCCGGCCGCCACCAGGTCGTCCAGCTCACGCTGGGCAGCGTTCTCGTTCAGCGTCTTGCCCTCCTCCTCTTGGACGAATACGATCCAGTCACTGGCCGCAAACTCGCCCGGTCCCAGATCCCGGGCTCGGTTGCAATGGCGGTTGGCGTTGGCCATGGCCGCCCGCCGCAGGTCCTGTTCGGTCACGCCGGCCACCTCTTTTACTTCGCCCACGCTACCCTCGATTCCGGTCTACGCAGCCACCAGAAATGGCGCCACACACCACCCTGGCACAGCAGCCGCAGCCCACCCTGGACAAAGTTGCTGGTCGTGGCCGACTTGACCCCCCGGCCCATGACCCAGTTGCTCGCCGCCTGCCAACCGGGAATGAAAAAGCAGCAGGTCTCGCCGTCACAGCCCGGCCCTTGCCAGTAGTGGACGTGGTGCCGGATGACCACGTGGGGCGGCTGGATACCCGACTCGTTGTATTCCGTCTTGGTGTATTGCGCGTGCCGGGCACAGGTCGCGCCTTTTGTCGTCGGCACCCACGACTTGGTGCCCGGTGTGTGGGCGACCTCGACCCGTACCCCGCCATGTTCGCCGGTATAGATCCAATGGCTCCATTTGCCCTCGTTGGGGACCACGTTCCAGCCCCGCCAGGCCGCGTCCCGTGCGTACCGTTCCGTCGCGCAACCGTGACTGGGCGTACCCCGGACAAACACCCACTCGTCCACCACCGGCTCGGCCACCTGCAGGACCACCTCGACGGCCTGGTCCTGGTCGTCCTCGTCGGCGCTCACCAGTTGCGTGGTGCCGTGGTGGTCGCCGTCCCGTTCGTCCCCGCCCGAGATGGCCACACACCAAGCGCCGTGCTCCTCTTTGAGCGCCGCCGTGTCCTGCCAGAACTCCAGCCAGCGCGCCCAGTACCAGTCCTGCAACTCGGACCACAACCAGCCGCCGCCATCGGCCAGTGGGACGTCGGGTGGCCACAGGGCCAGGCTGCTGCCGACGTGCATGTCGCCGAAATGGACCAGCAACACGGGCTGGTCGGGAGCCGGGGCCGGGTCTGGCTCCGGTCCCCTCTTTTTGGCGCGGTTGCGCCATCTCTGCCAGGGGGTAGGCATCGAAATCCCTTACCTCACGTCAGATTCCAAAAAGATGAACCGGCGGGCCGGGTCGCCGTCGGGATCGCAGCGCCCGCCGGGAAGGTTCCGGTTCGTCCCCCCAAACGAGACCGGATTCCCCGGTACCGGGTAGCGACGGCTTGTCGAACCTCGCATCCCGGTAGCAGGTGGGAGAGTGGGCGATGAAAGACCCATCCCGATATTCACCGCCACCGGGCGGGGTTGTCGGACCCCGCCCAGCGACTCCGCCGGTATATTCATCCGTTCACATGCCCGCACGAGCCACCATTCTCCAGCGCCTCGATCTGTTTCTGCGCCGTGGCCAGCTCGGCCAGCGCCCGGTCCAGATCGGCCTTGAGCCGCCGGGCCGCGTCCAACGAACGGGCCAGGGCCTTTTTCAACCGGCCATTGTCGGCCTGGAGCTGGGCGATGATCACGTTGCCGGCCTCGATCTGCTCCTGGGCCAGGGCCAGTTCCGCCCTGGTCTGGCACAGTTCGGCCCGGGCCGTGTCCAAGTCCTGGCGCAGGGTGGCGATGGTGGCTGCGGTGTCGGCCCGTTCCTGGTGCATCTCGGCCCGCAGGCGCTCGATCTCGGCCATCAGGTTGTCGTTCAGGTCGCTCAGGCTGTCCAGGTCAATGTTGCGGGTCTCGGCGTTGGTTTTGCGCGCCTCGGCTTCGAGCTTACGCCGCTCGGGTCCTAACCGGCGCCAGGTGACAAACAGGCTGCCAACTCCGGTCAGAAACCCGAGGAGGCCGATGATCAGGCTGACGGTGGTGGCTGGTTCCATGCGTTATCCTATGCCGCTGGCAGTCGGCCGGTGTGGGCCAGCGTGCCACCGGACATGGCGGCCAACGAGGCCACAATGGCGTTGCCGACGATGGGGTCCCATTCCAATGGCTTGCCCGCGATCAGCGGAATGGCCACGCCAGCGCCGATACTGAACAGTAGACACAAGCCGAAAAAGACCAGTCGTTTGAATTTGGGCTTGAGCTGCTCGTAGGATGGCACAAGCTCGATGCCGAACGACAGCACCACGCCAACGACGGCGCCCAGCACGGCGGGCGCCAACAGTTGCTGCAGCAGCGGGATGAGGACCGAGTCGTCGGCCTGCTGCGTGGGATAGGCGGCCATGACTGAGACGGCGCCGATGAGGGCCGTCAAGATCAGGGCCAGGGTGATGATCCAAAAGGTTCGCTTGCTCCGCATTGTGTGTAAGCCTCCTTTGCGGTAAAATGAAAAACCGCCCACAACTGCCCCCGTCTGGGGCTGATGTGGGCGGCTCCGATTGAGCCCGTTTCCGGCGAGGCCGTCCCCCGCTCGGTGCCCGGGTTATTCGTTTGTCGTTCTGCGTCTCAGGTGGTCAAAGCGGCTCCCTGCCGGGCCGGGACGGTGACGGTGTGCGTACCGCCGCACTCGGGACAGACGACGGTCAGGCACAACATGCCGTCATCCTGCCAGCGCAGCGAGGCCAGAAACCGGCCATCGACCTGGCCGCGGCCCAACCGCTGCCGGCGGCAGCTCGGGATGTCGCAGGTTATACGTTGTTCGTCGTCGTTCGTCCTGACCTTGGCCACCGGGAGTCGTAACCTCCTATGAACACAAAAAACGGGATCGCCAAAATAGATGGCGACCCCGTTTGCCGTCGAGGGCTATTATATCATAATGCGGTCAGGTTGTCAAGTGGTATTTTGGTCCTACCCGAACATATATTCTCAAGCGACAGGCTCATCCTCCTTTGGGGGATCGGGAACAACCAGCAACCAGTCCGAAATCTGCACCCCGAGGGCCAGGGAAATCTTGCTCATCGTCTCGAATTGGATGGCCACGCTCTTGTCGTGGTACAGGTCGTGGACCGTCTGAAAACTCAGATTGGCAGCCTTGGCCAGGTCGGCCTGTTTAATGCGCCGCTCACCAAGTAGCCGGCTCAGGTTGTTCTTAATCGCCATACGTTTCTCCCCTTTGCTGGAGTCAATATTGGCCCCATTATACACCAAAGTTATTATCTTGTCAAGGGGTCTAGTCCCTATGTCTGCCAATGTCAGGTTCCTGTCTGGTTTTCGGTATATTGGGGTCTTGACAAGAACTATATTATCGTGTATACTATGGTCGTAAGGTAAGGGACGTTAAAAACAAAAGAGATGCTCCGGGAAAGGGTCGGGGAAGAAACGGGGACCAGGGTCCCACCCTCGAAAGAGGCGGCGAAAGCGGAGAAACCGGACGGCCCAAAGGACGGAGGGGAGGCAAGGTGAGTTTACACCTGCATCAGAGTTTCTGGCTCTGGTGGCTGCTGCGCGGGATGCGCGATGATGGATGGTTCGACTCCATCCTCGGCAGCCACGAGGGCCAGAATCTAAACTGAAAGGAGTGAGACGGTGACGATAAACGAAACGGCCATCCCGAAATGGTTGACCCGCAAGCTACTAGCGGCCTACAGAAACAGCACCAGTTACGACGGTTGGTTCCCAGTTCACGACGAAAAGGCGAATGCCCGATTGTGTGAGTTGTTCGGACTGACCACCGATTATACCGAGCACTACATCGGCAACGCCTTCCGTGTCCGTTTCTGCTGGGCCATCCAGCGTTGGTATGTTGGTTGACAAACCGAAAGGAGAGAGGCAATGAGAGACTATTACCGAGGCGATCCATACTGGTTGACGGCAAAGTATCCTGGCACCTGCGCTGGATGCCGCAAGCCCTTTCCCAGGGGGGCGCAGGTATTCCGATTCAAGTCAGGCAAGATGTTTGCCGAGGAGTGCGGATGTGGCACTCACGAAAGCGAACGATTCAACGAGTTGGCTCGGGCTGAATATGCCTACAACCACGGATACTAACTCAATCGCCCCGGCAGTCACACCGACCGGGGCAAACCAGGAGATAAAACGGCAGAACCAAGACCCGGAGCCGTGCCAATTGTGGCCGACCTGGAGGGCAACAGAACGAAAGGAGAGAGAAATGGCACGCGCAACATTCTGGAAGGAACGCTGGATACCCGAAGGCAGCACCGAACTGAAGGCCCCCGAGGCCAACGCCGTCGTCTACCTCTATGAGGCCAAGAACGGCAAACCGGCCGCCATCGGCTACGGTGGCAAGCGCAACAAGCCCGACTTTCACAACACCTACCTGACCAAGAAAGCGCGACAAGACCACATCAACCGCTGGCGCCTGGCCCAGGCCGAGCACGTGGCCTGGAAAGAGGCCGAAAAGGCCAAACGCAAGGCCCGCAACGGCAAGGGACACGACGTCCCCATCGGCGCGATATTCAACTTTTCCTGGGGCTACGAACAGACCAACCAGGACTTCTTCCAGGTGGTGGCTGTGACCAAGTGCATGGTCACCGTGAGAAAGATCGCGTCCGAGATCGTGAGCGGCTCCCGAAACGGACCCATGGCCGGCACCGTCGTGGCCGTGCCCGACGAGTTCATCGGCGAGCCCAAGCGCAAGCGGGTGCAATTCACCCCCGATGGGCGGCCCTACCTGACGATGGCCAGCTATGGCTGGTGCGACCTCTGGGACGGCAAGCCTGAAGCTTTCTCTTGCTACCACTAACACCCCATCGGTCGGGGCGGTGCCTCTCTACCCGCCCCGACCAGGGAACGAAAGGAGACAGAATCATGAAAGACCATCTGACCAAAGCCGACGTGACCCCCGAGGTCAAGGCCAGCGTGGCCGAACTGCTGGCCCGCATGACCGTGGCCAAGGTCACCCGTGAAAAGGTCGACGAGGTCCAAGCCGCCATCCTGCAGTACCTGGAACTGTTCACCAAGCCGTACCCCGAACGTGGGCTTGTCAGTGAGCGGATCCTTGACCCTAGCCGGTCATGGCGCGCTGAGGATGGCCCGGCACTGGAGGCGTACTACGACACCGTGGACGCCGCCCTGCGGGCCAAGGGCCTCAAGCCCGACGACATGGAGCGCGACTACTGCCCGGCCCTGGTGGCCGAGCACAACCAGCTCAAAGCCGAATGGGCGCTGCTGGATGCGGCTGGCCGGATGCTCGACATGGGCTATGAGGACGGCGAACTGAACGACCGGCTGCTCTGCGACAAGGACGGGTTGAGCCGGCGCCGGGAGTTCCTCGACCTGATGATCAAGATCGTGGTGAACCTGTGATAACACGCCCCGCCGGGGGGCCTACAATACCCGGCAGAAAGGAAAGATGTTAAAAAAGCTGGACACTACCGCAACGCTATACACGCCAGAAAAAGCCGAGGCAGTCGCAGCAGAACTGAACGCCACCGATGACTGGTCCTATCGCCCGGTTCATGACCCAAAGGGCACCGGGTGGTCATACATCGAGATCTACGACGAGGATGGCGAGTTCGTTGCTAAACTGTAACGACAAAAGGCCGGGGACCCTCCCTCTCCCCGGCCAATCCCGCAAAAGGCCCGGTCGCTGGAGGCGCGGGGTAAGCGCCAATGAGGCGCAGGCGACGGGCTACAGGAGGCAAACCATGTGCTGGCTATGCAGGAAATGGCGCAAGTCGTTGGTTCGCCTGTTCCTGGACGGTGAGTTCAGGAACGTCTGCGAACACTATTACCGTACCGTGGACCGGGACCGGTCCAGGGTGTACGGCTAGAAGGAGGTATCCCCCCATGACAAAGACAAAAACCAACTACCCGGCGCGGTACGTGTTTGGCCGCATCGCCAACGGGCAGGCCATCGTCGGCGTCGACGAGGCCGAGCTGCACAGCGACGTCGAAGCCGGCATCCGCCTGGCCGGCCTACATGCCATCGAACGGGTCGCCCCCCTCGGTTACACCTACATCCTGGCCCCGGTGGCCGACGTCGAGCGAGTGGTGGCCGAACAAAAAGCCAAGCTGCAGGCCCAGGCCGATGACCCCATCGCCGCCCTGGCCGAGGCAGAGCGGGAATACCGCCAGGTCCTGGCAGAGCGGCAGGGCAAAGATCCGATCCTGGACAGCCACGACCCGCCAGAACAAAGCGAACCGGAGGAGGCGGCCACCTCCCCCGGTTCAGAGCCCTCTCACGAGGAACCCAGCGATTCCCATTCTACCACCGGCACCGGCAACGGTCAAGGCGACGACCTGTCCGAGTTCGCCCTGACCATCCTGTACGTTGGCATGGCGCCCAGGCCCACCGAGACCTCGGGCGCAACCGGCAAGCTGGTCAAGGTCGAGATGGACGGGACGGAGGTCGAGCCCCCGGCCCACAACATCTACGAGTGCCGCCAGTGGGCCAGGCTCCAGGGTTACACCGTGAACTATACCCTGTGGCGCGTCACGCACAAGATGAACGGCAGGCACGGCCAGGTCCGGCGCGAGGTCTATACCCGGAATGGCAAGCCTCATCTGGTAGATTATGGCTACCTGCAGGACGCCGATAGCATCGCCACACCGCCGCCCGTTACCGACGAGATGAAAGCCCGCTGGTTGGCCGAGGCCGAAAAGGCCCGAGAGGCAGAGCGAGCCCGCCGCCGGGCGATGGGCGACCGGGGCGCGGATGATGATCGATGGACCTACGACCCGTGGTATAATACGGGCTGGACCGGCGACCGTCTGTGGAACCTGCCGCGGTAACCGGCCACAAGGCCCCGGTCATCCTCTCGGGTGGCCGGGGCAGGGGTCGCAGATCCTGAGCAATACGAAAGGAGAGGACGCATGGATCGAGAAATCTACTATATCATCAGCTACAGGCCACGCGAGCGGGACTATGAGGCACTGCCCCGGCGCGGGACCTACGACAAATTCACCTACAAGGTCAAGCGCGACCCGAGTGTGGATCCTGTGGTCCCACCCGAGGAAGCGCCCCACTTCGCCGGTGGCATCTATGGCCGCACCAACGGCCTGGCTGCCCGCTGCCTGAGACTGAGAGTCAACGCCTATGTGCCGGTGATCCTGGTCCGCCCGGACCCGGTGACGAAAAAGGTGCAGTATCTGTGGATGAGTTAGTTTGGAGGCCAGGGCCTGGGTTCGACTCCCAGGCCGGACGGCCAGGGGGTGGGGTCAGGGCCGGAACCTGCGGCGGATTCCCTGAGCCCTGGTGGCAGTACGTGAGCATAACAGGACGGGTGACAGCACGACGGGTCACCCCTGGCATCAGAATGGAAAAGGAGGTATAATCTATGAGTGAGCGAATGTTGATCACCAAGTTGGTCCGCACCGAACAGACCCGGGCGGACCTCTACGCCAAAGGTCACCAGTACAAAGACCTCACCCTGTTCGACCTGTCTGACCTGCTGACCGTTGGCATCGAACCCGGCGACCTGGAAGTCGGCACTGAGACGCCCTGCCGGTTCTGGGCCATCTATGAACTCTCTGAGAAGCTCAACAAAGCGGGCAATCCTTACAAGGACGTGATCGCCCTGGAGCGGGTGGATGCCCCGGCCACCGCCACCAGCACCGACACCAGCGCCCAGTTGGCCGAACTGCGCGAAATCCGCAAACTGCTCCACGCCATCGCCATCACCATGGGCCTGCAGGAACCCGCCTCCCACCCCGATCCCCCGCTCGAGCCGCCGGACAACGGCCCCAACTGGGCGCCGCCCCTGGTGGACATTGGCGACACCGACCAGAACGCCGACTGGATCAAGACGCCCGAGAACCAGGCATCCGAGGCCGCCATCCACGACGGACTGGCCAAGCAGCACGAGGCCGGCGACCTGCCCGAGACACCCGATCTGGACGAGGCATTCGGGCCTCGGACCAACGGCAACGGCGACGTGCCGATGAGCAGCCAGGAACTGGTGGCCTGGGTCAACGGACGCAACGGTGGGACCGAGTGCACCAGTGTTGGCCACCTGCTCTATGGCATCAGAAAGGTCCGAGGCGACAACTGGGGCTGGCCGATCAGCGATGATCAGGCCGGCTGGAAGGAAGCGGCGGCTGCGTGGTTGGAATACGCGGCCAGCTTGTAACCGGGGCACCTGCCCCCCCTGGCGCCACGAGCGCCACAGCGCCCTGGGTCGTGTGCCTCTCTACCACGGCCCAGGGCGGAAAGGGAAAGGATCGATGGATCAGCTATCAACGTGGACGGTTGGAAAGATCGAGAGGGCATACAATCCCGAACACGACATCCCATCTCCGCCAGAGGTGAGCTGGGTGGAATATGAACTGTTGCAGATCATCAAGCGCCAGGACAGCCGTATTGAAGAACTCGAACGCCAGGTCAAGAACCTGGACGCATGGAGCAATAGCCGTTAACGCCATCCAACAAGCAGGGAGGTGATGCTTGCCCCAATACTAGCCCCCAGCCGCTTATACTAGGCGGCTGGGGGCTTTTTGCGTTGGCCTCACTCCACCACGTGCACCTGCTCGGCCACCTGGGCCTCGACAAACGCCCGCCCGTGTTCGCGGGCCAGCGCCAGCACCCGCACCACATGGCCGTTGCGACCAAATACCGGCAGCATGTAATTATCATAACACACACCCACGTCGCCTGTCTCCGTCCACTCCCGGGGCTGGCCCGTCCAGGCCACGTCCTGGAACGACACCCACCGCTGCCGCACCTTATCGGGCGGGAACCGCTCAAAAATGCACTGCCCGGCCAGCATCTGGGGCGTGGTGCCCAGCCGTTGGGCCAGGATCGGATCTATAACCAGGACGTGGCCCTGTGTATCGAGCAACATCGACGTCCGCAGCCCGTCGAACGAGCGAAAGGCGAACGCCGCCTGTGCCTCCTCGTCCGTCAGCGGCCAGAACAGGGCCACCAGGTCACCCAACTGCTCCTGCAGCCAGGGTACCCGGCAGCACACCACCCCGCACTGGCCACCGTACCGGGTGGAAAATATGTGGGTCACCGCCTGCCCGGTCTCTAGCACCTGCGTGGCCAGATCATGCGCCTGCCTGGTCAGATCCTGCGCCTGACCAGGCTGGTCGGGCATCAGGAATGACCAGAGCGACCGATTGGCCATCGACTGCGGCGCCTCGCCAAAATAGCCGGCAAGATTACGGCAGAGCTGGACCACCGTGCCGTCGGCCCGTAGCAGCAGGTGCCAGAACGGGGCTTGGATCTGTTTTTGGTATTGGATCTGGGCGACCAGACCTTCGGTCTCTTCGAGTAGGTAGTCCAGGACAGTAGCGCAGCGATGATGGTACAATGTTGAAATGGACTGAAAAAACAGAGATTGATTCGACATTGCGACCTCCTGGGGGTTTACCCGTATCCTTTTCGGGTTTTCAGCGGTATACTCAATGTGAATGGCGACCGCCGAAACCGGGTCGCAACGCTTTACCTATTCCACCTCCTTTCCTGTATTTTTGGTTTCCATCCCTTCCCCTTCCCCCTCGTCGTGTTCCGTGTCAACGCCGGCTGTGCTCAGGACCAACACCGCCTGCGTATAGGCAATGTTGATCAGTGTGTCGAGTTGCTCCGGCGCATACTGGTGCACCAACCGCCAGCGACGGACCAACTCGTCGGCACTGGCCCGCAGCCGGGCCTCCTCAAAGCCCTCGTCAGGAGGCAACGGTTCAAGCAACCCTGCCAGCCGAAACAGATACTCCCGTGAAACACCAAAGTAGTCGGCCAATGCGGCCAATCGTTTAGTCCCCGCAGATGTACCACCTACGATTTGCGATATAGTATTAGGCGATAGCCCAGCCTTCCGGCTCGCCTCACTCCAAGACAGATGGCGTTTTTCGCATTCTGCAATGAGCCAGTCTGCAAGGGGGGAACTATCCACAATGTCACCCTTACCCTCTCCTGTAACGTATTCTACAGCAGATGGCTGTAAATGTACATACACAAAACTGTCAACCTTTCTACAACACGTAACGTTTCATGGTATTTCTATCGAAATAACTCCTTGACACCGTATCAATTTTAGGGTATAATCAACGGTAGAAACTTCTACAGGAAGTATCAAACCTTCTAAGGAGCGACCATGACTTATAAGCACGTGCTTGTCCAAACTGATTTGCACAACCAGGTCAAGGCTCACGCTGCCCTACTGAACCAGACCATCAAGCAGTATACAGAAAGCGCCCTGAGACGGCAGCTTGAGTCTTTTTCTTTGCCTGGTGCTGTCGAAGAATCTACCGAACCGCACCACGTTTCAACCTCCAAGGAGCCAGCGTGACCATCGGCCTTTCCCCCCATCCCCGGTGTCCCCACCTACCCTGCCGCTTCGGCGTGCGGGGCCGAGGACCGTTTTCCGGTCTAAAAACTGAATACGCAGTACCGTGGCGCATCGCACATTGCGACCACAGCGACCCCGCACGTGGTGCAGAGGCACCACCCCCCTCGGCCCTGCCCGCCGGCGCAGCAGTGGCGCCGGTTTCTCCTCCTTTCGAGCTGGGGGCCGGTTCGCGCCGGCCCCCACTCAGGGGAGCCTATTGTCAAAGGGGCCGCCCCGAGCGGCCCGAAAGGAGTTGGTTGATCGATGATATTTGATGTACCTGCCGTATTGTGCATTGGCATCGGCTGCCTGATCCTGGGCGGCTGGCTCAATAATCGCTATCGCAGCAAACCCACCGATCGCGAAGTCTGGTGGGACGGGTTCACATCTGGACTGCGTATGAATCGCCAGCTCGACCCTCCCCGCTTTATCGGCGAGGACGACAACGAACAGGGGGCCAGCCCCTCGGCTGACCCCCTACAGTGAACTGTCAGATTTGGGACGGTAATGGTATGACCAATGGACTCACCCCTTTCGAGAATACCGGCCGTCAAATAACAGTGGCGGAGGGAGCGGGTAGCCGATTCAGGCTGTCGCGTTTGATGTGCTCCCTGTCGCTATGTACCGCTCCCTCCATGGCTCCGTATTCTCATTATAGCACAAAGGAGCGAAAAGGGGGGTTATTTTGGAGGTGAATTTGACTGAAACTCTGATTTTGACAACGGTGGGGCTGGTGATCGCCGTCGGCCACGTGTTCACCTGGAAGATCATCCCGGCCCTGACCAATGAACGAGGCGAGTTGCGCCGCATCCCCTCCTACACCTTCGGCGTGAGTTGTATCCTGGGTGGCGTGGCCGTGTGGTGTTATGCCGACGGCGGCGATTTTACCTGGTTCTGGCGCGTGACCGCACTGGCCGTGGCCGCCGGACTGGGCGCCGTTGTGCCCCGGATCTGGGAGTGGGTGGCGGAGAAACAGGCCAGGGACCAGGACCGCGAGGACCGTCGTGGCCAGGCCAACTAGGGAGGCCGAGGCCGAACTGGAGCGACTGGAGAATATCGCCGCCCTGCTATCATCCATGGACGACGCCTGTGCTGTCATCGACCTGCGCTTTCGCCAGGCCAAACGGCGGGCAAAAGGGAATGTCTACCTGCTGGCCGTCCTGGAACCGGTGGGCGACGAGATGGAGGCGCTACAATCCTATATTGACGCCGGCCATGACCTATTGGCGGCCATCCTGGACAATAAGCAGAACGAACGGACGTTACAGAACAACGGAGGCAAATGATGGACCCCCAGCCGATGACAATAAGAGAGGCCGTGGACGCCTTGGGCCTCAGCCGGTCGCAGGTGTATGCCCTGCTGTACGCCGGCCAACTAGCCGGTGAAAAAACTGTACCTCAGCAGGGAGGGACAGCGCGGTGGGCGCTCGATCCGGCCAGCGTTGCCAGGGCCAAGGCAGAACGGGAAAAGCCGACGCCCCTGCGCCTGGGACTGTGGAGCCGTGACCGGGTTGCCGAGTATCTGGGCTGCACCACATCGGCGGTGAGTAACGCGACCATGCGTGGCGATCTGCACCGGCACTCATACCAGGTGGAGGGCCGGATCCGGGCCTACTACGATCCCGACGAGGTCCGGCGTTATGCCGAACAGCGGCGGCAAACGAACAGGCTGGGTCCGGCACCCGATGCCTGCCCGCGTTGCTGGATGATCGCGCCGCTGGGTGATGACGGCCTGTGTGAGATTTGCCACCGAGAAACCACCAAAGGCATCACCTATTGGTATACGGTTGAGGCCAACCCGGCGCATCGGATCGCCCTGCCGGGCTGGGAGGAATGTTGGGCGTGAAAGGAGACAGTCATGGACGGCCTGATGTGGGCGGACAGCAACCCCAAACACGACCTGGCCCACCGGGTCCAGGCAGCGGCCACGGCCTACCACCGCAAGCACGGCCGCTGGCCGACGATCTGCCAGGTGCGGTCGGTGGACGACGAGATACCCAAAACGGTCAAAAACCGGCGGGGCGGACTGGTACGCATCACGACGGGTCCCATGCCCTGCCATCACCTGCTGATCGGTGAGAACGGGAAAGGCGAAGACCATGTACCTGGAGCCTGAGATCCGCCGCTATGGCGTCCGTGGCCGGCTGCTGGTGCACGACGGCATCAGCACCGTCACGGGCCAGCCGGTCAATGCCCTGGTCGTGGACGTGGACGAGGTGGTCGAGGTGGAATGGCGGGAGGATGCGCCCATCGCCGCGGCTTTGAAAATACAGCGCAGGCACAGCCGTTGCCACTCGGAGTGGTTGGACAAGCCCCAGGTGTGGGAGTACGTCGAGCCCCACCAGGAG